CCTTATTTTAATGGTACTGCACAAAGCGTTACTTGGAATGGTAATTCTGGAAATGACTATATTGATATAACTGGAACTGGTGCAAATACTGTTTGGTGGCAAAACAAAGTTGGCGAGCTGATAGATTTAGAAGATGGCTCTGGCAATCTTGTTTTAGATAGTGCTGAAATAAAAGATATACAAAGAACACAGTTTTATGATGAGAATGAGGCATATTCTGTGTATTTTAATAATATTCTTGGCTCTAATTACTCTTCTCAAAATGGAACATCCTTATTAAAAGTTAAAAGATTTCATTGCAATGGTTATGTAGATACAAATAAAAATGTCATGGATAATGCTAAAGAGCTGCTTGCTAATATGCGTGGTATTTTTCTTTATATTAATGGCAAATATGAGCTATCTATAGAAGATACAGGCTCATCTACTTTTAGTATCACTGACAATCACATTATTTCTGATTCAGGTATATCAGTTGATTATGGCAATAAAGACAAAAAAGCAAATAAGGTTATTGTTGAATTCTTTAACGCCAATAAGAAGTATGAATTAGACACTGCAACAGTATTGCACGATGCATCACCTAACTATACATCTGATGATGGTGGTGAGGTCTTAGAAGTCAAAGCAGAATTTCCTTATGTTTCTGACCCTTATATTGCCTATAACATGGCAAAAGCAATCTTAACCAGAAGCAGGAATCAGACCACAATGCAGTTTGTGGGTACTCCTGAGATGTATAAGCTCAATGTGGGAGACATAGTTGACCTTACCTATGCAGGACTAGGTTTTAATGGAAAGATTTGCAGGGTGGAAGCCTTAGAGCTTCAGTCAAATGGATTAGTTGCTGTTAGCTTAATAGAATACTTTGATGTTTATACTTGGGAAGTTCCACCGCAAGAGCCATTAGAAGAGTTGGCAAATTTACCTTCAGCCTATGCTGTTAAAGCACCAACAGCTCTGTCTTTTACAGATAGTGCATCTAGTTCAACAGCCAGACCTTTCTTGTCTTGGAGCGAGCCAACAGACTTCCCAGATCATCAATATAGAGTCAATGTAGTAGATAGCTCAAGCAATCAATTAACAAATCAGATTGTTGACACCGAAAAAGCTGATCTTAATTATTTACCCAAAGGAACTAATTATGTTGCCAGTGTTAGCTCAATCAACACTCTTGGCGTTGAATCATCACCAGCTACTTTAACCTTTAGCATAAGCACTGAGCCAGTCGCTACAGCCGATATTAAAGACGATGCTGTTACCTTATCTAAAGCGGCAGCAGACCTTATTGCTGCTATTGATGCAGGTGGAGCTGGTTCAACGCAATTGATTAAAGCGACTTCAGCTCCATCAACTAGGGCAGATGGAAATGCATTGCAGCCCCAAGATTTATGGGCAGACACAGACGATAATAATCAAATCTATGTTAGAAACGCAGCAAATAATGGTTGGGAAAAAGCTAGAGATTCCTCTTTAGTTACTCTGTATAACTCACTGAGCTCAACTGTTTCTACCAACAGCACAAACATTGCTACAGCTCAAGGAGATATAGTTACTCTAACAACTGATACTTCAGCCAATGCAACAGCTATTACAAATTTAACTTCAACAGTTGGAAGTAATACCTCAGCCATAAGCACAGAGCAAACAACTAGGGCAAATGCAGATAGTGCTTTGGCTGCTGATATAACATCTTTAACCTCTACAGTTGGCGGTAATACTTCAGCCATTTCTTCTGAGGCTACAACAAGAGCTAATGCTGATGCAGCTTTATCTACTAGTATCACTAATTTAACTTCAACTGTTGGCGGTAATACATCTTCTATCACAACCAACGCTTCAGCTATTACAACAATTAATGGCAACGCTGCTGCATCTTATGTTTTAAAACTTAATGCAAACGGCAAGGTTGCCCAGATGGTTCTAAACAGCAACGCTTCTTCTGGAAGTGGAGCAACTAGCACCATCGCTTTTCTAGCTGATACTTTTAAAATTGATAACGATGCAGGTTCAAGTGTTAGCCCATTCATTGTAAGTGGTGGCTCAGTATTTATAGATAATGCAAGAATTACTAATCTCTCTGGAACAAAGATTGACGTTGATACTTTGGATGTTAAATATTTTGCAAATACTACACCAAAAATATACTCACAAACTGGCAGTGCATATCCATTAACAAGAAAAGGTTTTTATTATAGTGCAACAGGGGCTTCTGGAACTGCTTATCCTTACACCAAAGGTAACACAACAATAACGCAAGTTAGAAATGGTGCAGAATATATTTGTTTTTTATATGGTGTTTTGGGCGATGTTGGTCAAGTAAGGGTTCAATACAGTTACAACAATTCTACATGGGTGGATGTTCCCAATGGGGCAACATTTACATGGAACGCAGGAACTTACAGACCCTATACTTATACTTATTATGGCACTGTATCAGGTCTTACAAGTGCACAATCCAGCGTATATTTTAGGGTTTATTTTTACGGAAAATACAATCATACATCACTAGGTTTAACAGTTATGTTAGATAATATGGGTTAATTATGAATTCTTACACAATATACAAAACAGACACTGGCGAAATAATTGGAACAACCACCTCTGATATAACAATAGATGAAGTTTCGCTAAACGATAATGAATCGGCAATAGAGGGAAACTATAGCGGATTAGAATATAAAATTTTAGACAACGAAGCTGTTTTAAGGACAAAGCCAATTACAGATTTAATTAGAAATATTAGAAGTGATATGTTATCTGCATCAGACTGGACTCAGATAATAGATTGCCCATTAAGTAATGCAAGGAAGGCAGAATGGGCTACTTACAGACAAGCATTAAGAGATTTACCATCTTCGCATGAATCAACTACAAATATTAATGATGTAGTGTTTCCAACTCAACCAGATTAAATATACAATAGAACAGAGGTAAAATATGGCAACCCATGATTATTATTTAGAAAACCAATCAGGAGCAGACTTTAGGGCTGATCTTAATGATGTTCTACAGGCAGTTTTAACGCTTAATAGCTCTGCTATTGAGCCAACAACTACAGCAGCTTATATGCTGTGGCTTGATACTGCTAATGGCGTTCTTAAAATAAGAAATGGTGCTGATGATGCTTGGGTTATCTTGCCTCTTAGTATTAGTGCAGATAACACTGTAGACATTAATGCTGGAACAATTGATGGCATATCACAACTTACTTTAGGTTCTAGCACTAGCGTTAATAGCATTTTAGATGAAGATAATCTTAATTCAGATTCTCCAACAGCATTAGCCACACAACAATCAATCAAGGCTTATGTTGACTCACAGGTTACTGCTCAAGATTTAGATTTTCAAGGCGATAGCGGTGGAGTCTTATCTATAGATTTAGATTCAGAAGTTTTAACACTCAATGGCGGAACTGGTATTGATACAGTTGGCTCTGAAAACACCATGCAGTTTAGTATTGATTCTACTGTTGTAACTTTAGTTGACGTTCAGGTCTTAACTAATAAAAGCATAGATGCTGATGACAACACCATTACAAATTTAGAAGTTGATAACTTAAAAGCAGGGGTTCTTGATACAGACTTAGATGCAGTATCTGCTTCGGATGACACTCTGGCTTCTGCTAAAGCAATTAAAACTTATGTAGATGCTAATATAACCGCACAAGATTTGGATGTCTCAGATGGCACGACAAGCATCGCTATTGACCTAGATTCAGAAACACTATCTTTATTAGGTGGAACTGGGGTTAGCTCAACAGCTTCTGGTGATGGCGTTACCTTTGCTATTGGTCAACCAGTAGGCACAACAGACAATGTATCTTTTGGAGTTGTAACCGCTAATTTAACTGGTCAGGCTTCAGACATATCTAATCACTCAACATCAGACTTATCAGAAGGAACAAACCTTTATTATACAACTGCTAGATTTGATACAAGACTAGCAACCAAAGACACAGACGATTTAACAGAAGGAAGTAACCTTTATTACACTGAAGCTAGATTTGATACAAGACTAGCAACCAAAGACACAGATGATTTAACAGAAGGGCTGAACCTCTATTACACTCAAGCTAGATTTGATTCTGCTTTAACAGCCAAATCAACATCTGATTTAAGTGAAGGGGCAAATTTATATTACACAAATGAAAGAGTAGACGATCAAGTATCTGCTTTAATTCAAAGTGGCACAGGTATAAGCTGGGCTTATGATGATGGTCTAGGAACATTAACACCAACCATATCACTCAGCCCATTTTCAACAACAAATCTTTCAGAAGGTACTAATCTTTATTACACTACTGCAAGATTTGATTCAGCTTTTGCTGGTAAAGATACAGGTGGATTAACTGAAGGCTCAAACCTTTACTACACATCTGCTAGATTTGATTCTGCTTTCACAGGGAAAAGCACATCAGACCTATCAGAAGGAACAAATCTTTACTACACAACCGCTAGATGGGATTCTAAGCTGGCAACAGCAGACACAGATGATCTTAGTGAAGGCACAACCAACCTTTATTACACAGACACTAGGGCAAATTCTGCTATAGATGTTAGGGTTAATAAGGCTTTTGTTGATGCTTTAGACGTTCAAGCTGCAAGCGTAGATGCTAACAGCGTTGCTCTTGGCACAGACACAACTGGCAATTATGTTGCTACCATCGCAGGAACTAGCAATCAAATAGAAGTTTCAGGCTCAGGCTCAGAAACTGCTGCTGTAACTGTTTCCTTGCCCAATGATGTTAGTGTTGCAAACAATTTAACTGTTGCAGGAAACCTTACAGTTAATGGAACACTAACCAGCCTTGATACAACAAATCTAGCGATAGAAGATAACCTGTTTGAATTAAATGCAGGATTAACAGGAACGCCTGTTAACGATTCTGGTATGTTAATTAACAGGGGTGATCAAGATAATGGCGTGTTTATCTGGGATGAATCAGCAGATAAATTTACACTAGGACTAACCACAGCCGATGGCACAGCCACTGGCAACATCACACTTTCATCACTTGGAACTTTAGTTGCGAACATTGAAGGCAATATAACTGGGGATGTTACTGGCACAGTTTCAGACATATCTAATCACGATACTGGCGATTTAACTGAAGGCTCAAACCTTTACTACACAGATGTAAGAAGCCGAGCAGCTATTTCTGCTTCAGGTGATATTTCTTACAACAGTTCAACTGGTGTGATTAGCTTTACACAAGCAACAGCCCCAGTAACCAGCGTTAATACACTAACTGGTGCTGTGGTTCTAACTACTGCTAACATCAGCGAAAACACCAATCTTTACTACACAGATGCTAGAGCAAGAGCTGCAATATCTGAAGGTTCAACCCAGCTATCTTATGATTCTGGAACTGGTGTTTTAACTTATACACAGGGCAATACTGATACAGTAGCCGAAGGCTCAACCAATTTATATTATACACAAGCTAGATTTGATTCAGCCTTTACAGCCAAAGACACCGATGATCTTAGCGAGGGAGCTGGCAATTTATATTACACACAAACTAGATTTAACTCAGCTTTTACAGCTAAATCTACTAGCGATTTATCAGAAGGCACTAACCTTTATTACACAGATGCTAGAGCCAACTCAGCCATTGATGCTAGGGTTACCCAATCATTTGTTGATGCATTAAATGTTACCGCAGCAGGCGTACAAGCTAACTCTGTTGCTCTTGGAACTGATACCACTGGAGACTATGTCTCTAGCTTGGTTGCAGGCACAGGCGTAACGCTAACAAACAACAGTGGCGAAACAGCCACACCAACTGTAGCTATAGGACAAGCAGTTGCGGCAACAGACGATGTGACTTTTGCAACTGTTACTGCTGCTGATTTTATTGGCGATCTAAATGGTGCTGTTAGATTTACAGCCAAAGCAGATGTTGCCTTAACTAAAGGACAGGTTGTTTATATTTCTGGAGTATCTGGAGAAGTTGCAACTGTTGGTTTAGCTGATGCAGACAATGCAGCAACCATGCCTGCTTTTGGATTGGTTTTTGCTGATGCTAATGCCAATGCTTCAGTGGACATCGTTACCTTTGGCTCTTTACTTGGTCTTGATACTTCTGGCTTTAGTGTTGGAGATATTATTTATGTTTCAACTACAGCAGGTGCATTAACAGCAACTCCACCAGCAGGCGAAAGCTCACAAATACAAAACATTGGCAAGGTTCAAAGAAGCCATGCTTCCGCAGGGATTATTAAAGTTGGCGGTGCTGGCAGATCAAACGCAACCCCTAACCTTAACTCAGGCAAAGTCTTTTTAGGTAATGGCTCAAATCAATCAGTGAGCACAACACTAGACACTTCTGTTGTTCCAGAGAACACCAATTTATATTACACAGATGCTAGGGTTAACAGTCATCTATCAGGCAGCACTGGCGTTACTTACAACGATGGAGCTATCTCTATCGGTCAAGCCGTAGCAACCTCAGACAGCCCATCTTTTGCAGGACTTACACTCACTGGCACAGGTGCTTTGCAAACTCCAGTAGGAACAACCGCACAAAGACCTACAGCAGCCAATGGCTTATTCAGATACAACTCAGACGATGCACAATTCGAAGGCTATGCAGACGGAGCATGGGGTGCAATTGCTGGGGGTGGTGGTGGCTCTGCTATGGAGACCAACAACTTTACAGGTGATGGCACAACCACAGCATTTACATTAAGCAGCAATGTTGCAAATGAAGATAATCTCATTGCTTTCATTGAAGGCGTTTACCAAAACAAATCAGACTTTGTGGCTTCAGGCACAACGATTACTTTCGATACTGCTCCTGTCAGTGGTAGAAATATTGTGGTTTACCACATTAGAGCTTCTATCAGTGGCAGCAGTGTTATACAAAACGCTTTTACAGGCGATGGTTCAGACACAACCTTCACGCTGTCAGTAGCACCGCAATCTGAAAACAACACTCAGGTTTATTTAAATGGTGTTTACCAGAACAAAGACACTTACTCAGTCAGTGGCACAACTTTAACCTTCTCTGAAGCTCCAGCTAACACTGTGGCTATAGAAGTGATTATGTTTAGCCAGACTTCTATTAATGAGCCTGCTGCTGGTACAGTGGCAACGGCTACCATTCAAGACGGAGCAGTAACCAGTGCTAAGTTAGA